CCTATTAAGTTCTTAGTTTTTCTTTGATTTTTTAAGAATCTTTGATATTCTGCCGCAACTTTAATAGTTTCTTTTAATTTTTTCGTATTTACTTTATTTTCAATTATTGTTTCCATGATATTATTTTTTATTTTTATTTTTAACTGAGCTTGGACATTGTGTCCAAGCTATTGTCCATGCTTAAAAAAATAATACCTTAGGGTCCTCTTATTTTAATCTACCAATGTGTTTTCATAATTTAATTAATTTTTTTAGTACAACCCATAAACCACCTTCAGCATAATCTCCTCTAGTACTTCCTGTTGCTACACTAACACTTCTTGGGGCTATCATTTTTACTTCCCAAGATTCTTCTTCCATATATTTGTTTAAATCTTCTCTACTTTCTTTATTATGAATGTAATGTATTTCTTCCATGACTTTAATATGAAGGTAATTTCTCACCACGATTTAATAATTCTGATTCTATAAACGGTAACAATTTTGCTTCCTTTTTGGTCCATTTTCCTATCCCACTTTCAATTGCAATATCCATAATTCTGCAATATTCTTTCATTAATGATGAAGTTGGAGGACCAGATATAACTATTTTTGTTTTATAATTTCTCATATCTTTATTTCTTTAAGTGCTAAAGGTAATCTACTTGTTAATTTTCTTGATTTTTCTCCAGGTTCTACTGCAATTGCAGTAATTTCATTTCCAATATCTGGTTCTCTAAATGTAGTTGTTTTTAAATCATATGCTTTAAATTTCTCTAAAAATAATAAAAGCTGTAACTCATTCTCTACCGATAAAATAATTAAATAATTAGATTGTTTATTCCATTGTTTAGCAATATTAGGATATTGATATTGGAAATTGATCCCGGCATGTGCACTTTGTAACATTTGTTGTCCGGCAGGTAAATTTCGTCTGGTGATAATATATAACTTTTGATTAATCTATTTCATGATATAGTTTTAATTTACATTTATTTATATGCCTGTTATAATTGCATGGTGCTACAAACATATGGCAGTATTTACATTCTTTTTTGCGTATGTTTTTAACACTTAAACTTATTTTTCGTTTAGTTTCTTCAGAGCGTGTAAGTCCAGCAAAATACCCAGGTTTCCCATACATTGGATTTTTATCACCTATTTTAGATAATGACATTTTTTCTTTTGATTCTTCTGTATGGTTTCTTCCTTTACTTTTTATACCTATTTTCCGCTTGGTTTCTTCAGATAATTTCTTACCATACATTGGGTTTCCTTTACCTTTCATAGATTCTTTTAAAACTTCACTTAATAATATTCTAGCATATTCAAAATCTCTAGCAGATGTTACATAATCACCCTTACCTGAATGACACATTCTGTGAAAAGCATGAATTATAGATTTGTTAAATAAATATACATGAAGTAACAATTTATGACATATAAAATGTTCTTTGGCAGTTAATAAAACTAAATTATCTTTATTATCTTTTCCATCCATACATCTTGGTAGTATATGATGTTTTTCGTAATAAATTCCATTATGTTTAATTCTATTTTCTAATTTAGCTTTTGTGATTATTGAATTGTAGATTTTTTTGTAATTCATATCGATGAATATTTTATTTATATATTCATGATTTTTTGGGATAGCTTGATAACCAGGATGTAAATCTCTCCTAGTAATAATGATTAATTTTTGATTAATCTAGCCAAAATTTTTGTTTACTTTTTTCATAACTTCTTACTTTTATATTTTATATATCTTATTATAACAAAGTTTCCTTAACGTTAAGGAAACTTTGTTATAAGAATTTAAAAATTATTATTTTTTATCATCTCCATGAAGTTCATCATATTGAATACCAATATCATTAAATATTGTTTCTAATGGAGATCCTTTGATAGTATCAAGAATTTCTTTAAATCCACCTTTTCCACCACCAAACATTCCACCTTTTTGTGATTTAAGATTTTTAGCTAACGTATCAGCTAATTTAGAATTTCCATTAACAATTAATGCCTCAATTAATTTAGGTTGAATTGCTGTCATTGCAGCTTCAAGAGATTTCGTTTTAATTTCGGTACGTTCTTTTTCAATGCTTGTTTTAAGCTCTTCATTCGCTTGAGTTCTTTTAAGTGCTGCAGCATTAATACCGTCAATAACTTTTTGATTCTCAGATTCACTTGATAATTTAAATTTATTAAGTTTATCTTGTGATTTTTGAGTTTCAGATTTAACTGAAACTTCATTTTGAAGTTCTTTAAGTTCAACTTCGGTTTCTTTATTAGAAGTTACTAATTTTTCTTCAAGTTCATGACGTTTTATTCCTTCTTCTTTTTTAGTATATTCTAAATTTTTTTGAAGTTTAGCTATTTTAAGATTTTGTTCAACAGTATCATGTTGATTATTAACTAACATTTCAGAAATACTTACATCACCAATACTTAAATTAAGAACTTCAACATCATAAATATTCATTCCGTTTTCATTAAACAATCTTCCGGAACGTTCACCATCTTTTGATTCTTTATCACCTAAAATAGTATCTCTAATAATATCGGTTGCGTTATCATTAAATTCTTCAATATTTATTTTTTTAACAGCATTACGAACAAGTGAACGCATATGTTGTGAAAGTAACTTAACATAATCAGAAACATTAAACCATTTTTTAGAAAATTCTTCTTTAAAATCTACCTTATAAGATAAACGAATAGCTACATTAATAAGATCTTTTGTTTCAACTTCAACAATATCAGAAACAACATTATTTTTTGTTTGAAGATAAGCTGTAGACATTAATTTATTATCAGTTTTTGGTCTTCCTGTTGATAATTTAAGAGCTTCAAGAGTTTCATCATACTTTAACATTACAACTTTTGGTCCTTCAACTACTTTTCTTTCACCTGATTTATCTACAATTTGAATAGCAAAATTAGGCCAAATATTAAGAAGAACTGATCCTTCATATTTTGTATCTAATTTAATAGTACGTGGTTTGGTATAATTAGTTTTTCTTTCAAGTTCATCAGCCATCATTCCAGCAGCTACAGAAGTAAGAAGAGTTTGTTTTGTTCTTGCAGAAAAACTTTTTGAAGAATAATCTTCAATATAATTTTCTCCACCATCTTCAAGTTCATCACTTAAAATATTATTATATTTAAGAGCTTCTTGATTTCCCGGGAACCAAAGTTTTACAGTTTTTTCATTTAACACTCTTTTTACAATTACTTCAGTTCTTGGATCAGGAAGTAACATTATAGGTCCTTTTATAAGTTTAACATCGCCTGCATTTTTATCAAGAATATAACGACCTTCTCCTTTAGGAACTGCTGTTGCATAATGAATTGTTTCACTTCCATATTTTATAACAGCATGTTCAGCTCTTGGGAAATATATTTTTTGTTCTTTACCAGTAATGAAAAGTTCTTCACCAGCTTTAAAAGCTTTATTACCTTCTTTATATTCAGCAATAACTTTAATATAAATACCCATATTTTCGTTAAGTTCAATAGAACGGAAAATTCTTTTACCTTTATTTTCAATAAAAGTTTCAGTAGGTTTTGGAAATACAACATCAGGGCCTTTAACATAACGTTTATCACCATTTTGATCAAGTAAAATACAATATTCTAATCTTTCAAGAGTTACAGCATTTCTTGTATAATTTCCATTTTCTTCAAGTACTTCAATACCTGTAGGTGGGATATAAAATGATACATCAGTACCTTTTATAATAAGAAGATTTCCAGTTCCAATTTCTTTATCTTGAAAAAGATTTCCTTTTTGAGGTTCACCTTCAGCAGTTTTTACAACTGCATTTTTAAGATTTATTTTTGCTTCTTTTTCGTTATATACACGAATTAAAAGATATTCATTAGATTTAAGTTGATGTCCATCAATGATATCAGCAACTTGTCCTGGATAAAGAGCAAAAGATTCAGGTCCTTGAATATTAATCTTACGACCCATATTTAATTCTGCTGTTGATTGTTTTCCTTTAGTTGGATGAGTTTTTCCTTCATTATCGCCAGATGGATTTGTCAATACTAAATATTGACCTTCATCAGCAGCTGGACAAACTCGAAGTGCTTTTTCTGCATCGGTTGGAGCAAAACGTCTTGATTCTCTTTCATAAATAACCGGTTTATCAGTGTCAGCAAGACTTACTTTAAAAGGACCGGTAACAACTTCAACTTGGCCAGATGCTCCATCTTGGAGCAAAACATAAGTTCCTTGAGGAAGAACTAAATCACCACTTCTTGGTTCCATAATTAATTTATTTTTAAATGAATATTATTTTTTTTATTTTAATTTATGATATAATATAACAATTTTTTTTTACATAAAAAAATTGTTATTGTTAATTTTTTGTTAAAGATTTTATTGTTAATTTTTTGGATCCGGATATATTAATTTAGCATATGGTCCTTTTTTGAAAAGCGGTTTCCAAAATACTGTACATAATAAATCAATTCCTGCTAATATTATTAAAAAACCAATTATTCCTTTTACAATAAAAGCAAAAGCAAACAATCCAATTGCTACTAATACTAATATTATTTCTAAAAATTTTTTTAATGATTTCATTTTATATTATGGTAGTGGTGAAGAGATAAGGATTCGAACCTCAAAAGCCAAAATATCTTCTCTTCATGCCGATCTTACTTCTGCAGCTTCAGACCGGTTTTTACTGATGGTTTCAACACCTAAAGATTAAGTTCAACCTAATTTTTTTATTTGGTAAAAAAAATAAAAATCCTTTGATTAATATAGAAAATCAATAAAACCTCTAGCATATATGGGAACTAGTAAAACCTCTAGTATATGTGGGAACTAGTGTAACCTCTAATTTGTGGAAATTAGTGAAACCACTGGTTTTCTAGAAAACCAGTAAACTTTTAGCTGAAGTGCTAAAAACTTCTACATAACGTAGTAGAAACGTGAATTATTTAATTTTTCTTCCTAATTTCCATCCATTAGAAATTTTATCTTCTTTTTTAATTTTTTTATTTTCATTTCCATTTGTTATCCAACAGGTTCCAAATTGAGAATTTAATTCTTTTGTATTATTTCCTTTTAGAGAATCTTTTATTTTTTTAATTCTTTCAAAAGACATTTTTAAACCTTTATTCATTCCAACTAATTCTCCAGTTAAATATCTTGGATCATTTTTAGCTACATGAAAAATAATTCCATCTTTATTTTTTACAGTAACTTTTCCTTTATGAACATGTTTTAATTCCCCACTTAAATATCTTGGATCATTTTTAGATACATTAAAACATTTTCCTCCGTTTAATACTGTAACCATATTTTTAGATACATGTTTTAATTCCCCACTTAAATATCTTGGATCATTTTTATGAACACTAAAAGTATTTCCTTTAGAATCCTTAACAGATATTAAATCCTTTTTATAATTTTCACCCCCACCGCCTTTTGCTAAATTCATACATAGTGGATTATTTATTAAATCCTCATTTACTATTTCAGCTTCTCTCTCTTTTAATTTTTTTCTAAATTTATAAAATTCTAATCTTTCTATTGAATGGTTTTCCCTTCCGTATTTTTTTATAGAACGAGTTATTTCTCTACCACTTCCTAAATATGAATCCTTTAAGTTATCTGTAGAATGCATTCCATAATAATATCTTTTAGTCAAAGAACATGTTGTTTTATAAATAAAATGATACTTTTTTTCTTTTCTTGGCATATAAGTTTTATTTTATATATTCAAGAAAAAGTACAAAAAAGTAACTAAACCTTCGTAAGATGAACTAAAAATAAAAAAATCTTGAGATTATAGATTTTATACTGATTCGTTTATGGCCGTACCCTCAGGTTGCGAAACCTTCGATTAGCCACTTATCCACTTTCTCTAAGAAAGTCTATCAGCAACGCTGCTTTTTTTAGGGTGGTAGCTATTCCACCATCATCATCAAAATACTCGATATTTTTCTCTTCCCCGACCTTGCGAGCCATTAGTCTCCGCTAGGAGATTGGGCGTTGAATCCTATCAAATCCCTCCATCTTGCGAATTTTGGGATCCTTTATTCTCCCGAGGGAGTAAAGGATTAAGCGATTTTCTTTTAATGATTGACCAAGTCTTTACTTTTACATAATTTTATATATATAGATATTGGAGTTAAACCAACGACCCATTGTTCCTAAGACAATTGCTCTATCACTGAGCTAATCTAAAAATTGTGATCCTCTGAATTGGCGCTTGGTCAAAGCTACATTTCCTTTTGAGAAACATAATACTCAACCGATTCTGCATTTCAGGTTAGAAACCCCCTACTGTGCAATATTTTGCGATACCGGGTGACCCCTTAATCACTTATATTAAATTTTAGCTTTTATTCCTCACGAAATTCAAACAGAAATTTTACTTCTTAACCTTTATTGTTCGTTATGTTGACGCGTCTTATGGATTGTTGTCACACCTAATTCAGATAGCTCCTTAACCTAAACTTGCGTTTAAGTAGTTTACTATCTTTATCTTTTCCAAAAGTCCATTATTCGACTTCATTACTTACCAACTACCTCCTGCTGTCCAGGCTGAAGGGCGGATTTGGAATCCACTAGTTGAAGCTCGCGTAAAATGTCCATCCGTAGATGGTGGGTAACCTGAGAAAACAGTCATCCCCTTTTGCCTCTTGCGAAGCATTATCTCTTCCACGTTAAGTATGGGCGAACCAACTCTTATTGTGGTAGCAATTCACGCATTGCTAATATTTTCAAAATTTTAAAGAACGTTTATTCTACTACTGATTCATGAATTTCAATTTGTCCTTTTACAGATAAATTTAATTCTTCAATTTCACAGATGCTTTTATCTGGATTTTTAAACATTGCTTCTGCCTCTTCTTTCGATTCAGCATTAACTAAGTAAGATCCTCCACATATTTCCCATCTATCTTCAGTTGTTGTACAAAATAAAAAAGTTTTCATAATTTTAGAGTTTTGGTTAATAATCTGTATTTTCCGACACTCTAAATTGATTATTTTTCAATTTGTATATTACAATATAACCAATTTATCTGGGATAAAAAAATTATTTTGCAATTATTTTTAAATTATTTTCAGGTTTTGAACGATTTGTCTTTACTCCCATCCATTATTCATTTTGGGAACCTGTACATACAACTTAATGTCACGTATTCGGTTTTACTTCCTCCTCGGAAAACTTTCACTGCCCTCATTACTTTGGGTATACCTGAATATTTTAAAGAACTTATTGTAATATTTTTAATTTGTGTCTGTAGAAGGGATCGAACCTTCACATTAGTATATCCTTGATTTACACTGATTTTACGTTACGCTATTACTCAGCTACACTCACCCTTTTACTAATCAAAGTCTTTAAATTACAATTAAGTAATTACAGTGACTTCATCCCATTTTTTACAATGAAAACGTTTACCAATTCCGCCACACAGACATTTTTAAAGAACATATTGTAATATTTATAGTGTTAATATAACAAAAAGTTTCGAATAAAAAAAATTATTTTGCAATTATTTTTAACTTTTTATTAACTTTTTAATAAAGTATTAATGTTGAAGCTAATAAAGAACCAAAAATTAAAAAATGTTCAATTCCTCCTAGTATAAACATCCATTTTTTTTGACCAATTTCTGTTAAAGCAACTACACTCTTATGGTTTGGATTTATTATACATCTTATTGATATCATTGTCCATGCTGCTATTCTTATTCCATAAAATATCATACTTAGAATAAGAGTTATTAATAGTAATATCATAATTTATTTCTTTTTTATTGGTGTAAAACCTGCTATTCCTTTATCTATTACATCTGCAAAATGGTTCATAGTATCTTCAAATGTACATCCCCATTTAGTTCTTGTATACCAAAACATTCCTTCTTTTTCATCCCATCTTGCTGTTTCTAAATGTCTACATAAATCTTCTGTACCTTCTAATGCAATATAGGTAACTCCATCTTCAAGTTTATTTTTTGGTATTATTTTATTAAGAACTTCTTGTTCCCGTTTTAAAACATATTCCTTTCCTTTAATTCTATCAAGAATAAGATTTTTAACATAATCTTTACTCATTTTATCCCGAACATTTTTAGGAGCCTTTTTTAATGCAGCTTCTTTTTTTTCAAAATATTCAATAAGATGTTCCCATCTATCAGGCCAAAGTTCTTGTAATTTTTTTAATATTTTATCTTCTAAAACCATATTATTAACTTATTAAAGCGTAAACATAATTAGTATCAAATCCTTTTTCCCATAAAACATTTTCTGGATTTTCTCCACGTTTTACAAGACCCTTCATCTTTTGAACAATTTCATCAGCTTCTGTAAAAGAAATATCATCTCTATTCATTAACGCAATATGTAATTCAGTCATCATTATTTAATTTAATTTGTAACCCGTAGAAGAATCGAACTCCCGTCTGCAGATTGAAGGACGGCAGGCCTAGCCACTAGACGAACGGGCTATAAAAAGAGTAAACACAAAGGCCAAATCGCAGGATAACTTCATTCACTCCATTCGGCGGGTCCCGATTATCCTCACAGGACCTCACTGTACCTAATAGGTCTCTCTTTAACTATTTACTCTTTTATTATTTAGTTATTTTTTGCTTATTCTAATCCATGCTTTTCTTTAAATTTCTTTGAATCATATCTCACTAAAACTATCATATTTTTAGCTATAAATACTATATTTATAAGCATGAAAATTACTGTAATATTTTCTTCTAACGAATCTCTTTTAAAAATAAGAATTAATATTAAAAGAATTAAATAAGTGAAACATGGAAATCCTAAAAATAATAACCTGTCTTTGTTTTTACTAAAATTTAATTTCATTGTTTTTTTCCTTTCCTTTTAGGTATAAATCTTAATAAATTTAATACTACAACTAAAAATATATAGGAAAAAGTACCTATTATAAGTATTTCAGTAAATTCTATTTTTAATTGAGACATTATATAAATAAGAATTATATAAATTATTGTTGATACTATCCAAATTTTTTCACCTGTTGTAAACATTTTATCCAGGTCCTATTATTTGTCCAGGAACATGTTTTTCTACTTTTTTAAGATAAACATCTTCTCTAAATCTGCGTCTAATTTCTCCTTTACTATTTAAATACCAAATATTAACATCGCCACTGAGACTATCTGTTTCTACATTTAGAAATTCTCCAACTTTAACATCACCTTGATAAAAATAAACATCATATTTTCTCATATCTTTAATTTAATTATATGAATATAACCAATATAACCGGGATAAAAAAATATATATGCAATTATTTTTAAAAAATTTAGTGAGGCCGGAGGGATTCGAACCCCCAATGCGGTCAAGCACCGGAGTTACAATCCGGCGAGCAGCCAAGTTGCTCAACGACCTCAAATATGTAGAGAAAAGTTAAAAGCATATTTTCAGAGGGATTTGAACCCTCATGGAGCTTTCGCTCGCCAGATTCTAAGTCTAGTTGTGTAACCAATTTCACGATGAAATGCTATTTATTACTACTACATTTTGTACCCCTAGAGAGACTCGAACTCTCAATAGATTTCTCCTCCTGATCCTAAGTCAGGTGCTTTACCATTTTGCTATAGGGGCATTATTATTTTTTTAAATTCATTTATTTTGGTATATAACTTCTTTTTATTATTTTCATTTACTGGATTAAACCATTTTATTCTAAAAATTTTCCATCCTTGTTCTTTTAAAATTTTATCTTTTCTTTTATCTCGTTCAATTCTATCTTGATTTTCCCAATGTTGTTTTCCATCTATTTCAAGAGCTATCATTTTTTTCTCAAAAGCAAAATCAATAAAATATGCTCCTACTTTATATTCTCT